CCGAAACCGGGAGGAGCCATAGCAAACTGATCTTTTGCTTCGATTGTTCCGCGTTCTGGTACGATTTCTTCAGCCATGTTATACTACCTTGATATCGCCGGGTTGCTTTGTGGCAAGGGTCTTACGTCCCTGTGGTGTGGTTGCACGGACTACGTACTTCGCAGAGAAGTCTCGCATCTGCTGGTTCGAGCTTTCGGTGAACATCTTATTTATTGCGGAAGTGAGACGAGGATCAGATTGTACGATTCTTTGAATGGGGTCCATCTTGGGAGTGGTGGTAGCTTGCCGCGAACCCGCAGCGAGTTCTCCTGCTGTACGGGGACGTGCCATCTCTGGGGCTGAAAACGGCTGCACACCTTGCATACCGCTCTTACCCTTTATCGCCCCGGATGCAACGAGAAAGGATTCGCCTAGATTCATACTGCCCTCACCGCTAGTTTTTTGTGTGCCACCGCCGCCAAACATCATGGCTCCTGCTAATGCAATCAGTCCAGTTTTAAGATTCATAACTATTTCCTATTCGCGTACCACAAAGCCAACCAGTTGCCGATACCGGCAGCAAGCTGATCTTTCTGTTGTTGATTATACAGGGCTTTAGAGTTAGCAAACTCCATAGCCATTATACCTATCTCGTGCTGTCTTTGCAAGTACGATTCAGTTTTCTGGAAGTTCCACGCCGCGTTGTCGCGGTACTTCTGCCACAAGTTGTTCAAGGCATTCTGGCTAGCATTGAAAACGAATTGGGCGTTGAGACGGTTTGTTTCGTTTTGGATAGCAGTGTCAGCAGTATTGACCTGTCTGCGCCACTGTACGTTTGACTGATCTACTGCGTACTGCATGTTCACGTTGAATTTCTCGCGATTATCACGCATCGCAGTGTTGAACTGCGACTGTGCGTTTAGTTCGCCCGCGTTGAACTGTTCGACAGCAGCACGTCTGTTTGCGTTTGCCGTCTCGACTTGCGAAGTTAGTTCCGCAAAGAACTCTTCGACTTGTAACTCGTTCTTGGCGTTGAACTGCTGACGAGCATTCTCCTCTGCCGCATCCTTAAAGATAGCTTGCGTGAGGGCGTTGTATGATATGGTTGCCGCCTGTTGCCGTGCGTCGAGGTTCTTAGTTTCGGTAGAAAGGAGAAGCTGCGCGTTTACCACCGCACCCTGTAAGCGGGCGGAGAGGTTAGCCTTGTCCATTGCCGCAACAACCGCCGCATTCTGAAGGGCGGTCTTCTGGCGATTGTCCAAGTTCTTTAGCTGGATGTTTGCGTACTTCTGCGCGTCTGCTGCTGCGATAGGTACGCCCGACTCCATGACCGCTTGCGTTATAGCGGCCCCTGCCATAGATGATGCACCCAGACCCCGAGCCTGCATAACACCGGCAATTTTCCGTGCGTTTGGCGCGGCCCACGGGGGAAGGGGTTTACCCTCTTCGATACTGCCTAGTAATTCTCCTAACTGGTATTGAACAGTGGCACGCTCGTCGAGTTCTTCGGTAGCAGCTTGCGCTTGAGAACCCGCAGAAACCGTACCCTGAATCTGTGATATATCGATTTGAGGTGCAGCCCCGATTTGTGCAGCTTCCATCTGCGTAATATCCGGCGCAATCTGTTGCGTACTGTCATACGTGCCGAGACCCGGCGTGGGTGCAGCGGGCAACCCTACATCGAGACCTGTCGTCGGAGCAGTAGTTACTGATGCAGTTACATCCCCTTGAAGCTGTGGTGCCGTTTGCATCTCCCCCGATTTAACCACCGGACGTACCGGAACAATTTGTGGAACCCCGTCCATCTGCCCGGATGCTTGTGCATTGATCTGATCTAGCATCGTTTGATCGTCAGATATTTTGTTAGGTTCTGCCATGATTATCTAAATCCCATAAATACAGAGACGACCATAGCTACGACTAGGATCGTGCTTCCCATGATCATCGCTTCTAAGCGCCACATACGTTTGTCAAGTGACTCTAGTTTCTCTTGCACGTTGGCGTACCGGATAGCACATTCTTTTTCATGCGCCTCTAGCTCCATCTGTGTTTTGAGTACAGGTTCCATTGTCTGTTCTAACTTCATCCTGCAGGACTTCCGGGAGCGTTAAAAATGTCAATGTTAACTGTGCCACTGGTGGGCACGTTGGTGTTAGCGTTTCCTGTAACCACTGGATGTGACCAAGACCACGAATTTGACGATGAGTTGTTTACGCTTTTCACTTCACCATTAGTAAAGCTGCTATCGCTTCCCCACGGCGAAGACGTAAGGTTTAGCGTTTGCCCGGTATTGTTGGTGAGCGTCATGTCATAGACGCGAGTGAGGCGGGTGTATGTGGCAGAACCGGCCTGCGGGTCACCGCTACCTTGTTCGATTTGTATGGTAGCGCCGTCGGTTACGGTGAAGTTTACTGTTTGGCCCTCTCCCACAGTGCCGAGTTGGACGCCATTTTGTTTTACTTTGTAGTTACCAGTCTCTCCACTCGCCACAAAAACCGTGAGAGTTGTGGTGCTGCCGCCAGCCGTACCAGTGTCAATTGTGAAGCTGGTGCCTGCCGGTGAGCTAAAACTAACATTTATAGTGGAGGATGTACTGTCATTAGCCACCACCGCAGCCACGCTTCCGCTGGTCGCACTGGTCGTGCCGCTATCAGAATTGGCGGCAACTATAGTGCTGGTACTCGGCACCTCTGATCCGCCCCGATAATATTCGCTGATGCTAATCGGATTAGAACCGCCGTAGAACGTCTGAATCTCACTGAATGAGATTGCATTTCCTGCGCCGCCGTTAACACCCATCTTTACGATCCATCATAGCTAGACAAGTCAGCAAAAGCTGTGATGTCGTTTGTTACTTTCAAATGCCCGGACGTAGTCAGCAACATCTTTGCGTCACCGTTGTGCCGGAACACAAGCTCGTCCGAAGACGTGACTACAACGGTCCAGTCACTGCTGGCACCAATCTGAATAGCAACATCTGTGCCGGTGTCACTGCTATTGACGTTTGTTGCAATGAGCTTGCTGCTTTCGATGTCGGCAACAAGCGTGCCTTTTGTAATACTAAGGTTGCCGGTATCTGCACCCGTAAAGGTGCCGGTGCCCATTGTAAACTTGTCTTCGCTTTCATCGAAACCGATAAAGGCGTTGTTGGCGCTGCCGCGCTCGATGACGATACCAGCGTCATTCGAGGGTGATCCACTCGTACCGTTAGCCAGTTCGATTAGGCTGTCCGATACAACGGTGTTTGTTGTAGCTACGGTAGTAGTGGTGCCGTTGACCGTCAAGTCACCACCGACAGTCAAATCGTCTACGACGTTGACTACGCCGGAGCCTTTACCGTCTAGCTTTAGATCGATGTTGGTGTCGTCACCGGATGCTTGGATGAGGGGATGCCCACCTGTTGCAGCATTGGCGATTGTGATCTCGTTGACCGCACTGCCTGTCTCCGTGAACTTGATAATTTCGAGAGTGCCGTCGCCAATTGCGTTGCCGTTAACGTCGAGCATACCGCCAAGCTGGGGAGAACCGTCCCCTACCAAATCGGTAGTAACTGCAGCAGTCTGCGTATCAACGTATGCTTTAATTGACTGCTGTGTCGCGAGATGATTCGCGCTATTAGAAGACATGTTGTCTTCGTCTTTAATAGACGTGCCGCTTATCGTGTCATTTAAAACAGCGGAAGTTAGTGTCTTGTTGGTAAGAGTTTGGGCAGCACTCGTACCTACAATCTCCTGATCACCTCCGGCAGGTAAGGTCAAGGTGTTTGTGACGCCTGCAGAGTGCGGCTGTGGCTGCACAGTTTGAGCGTGTGCGTTGCTCGCCTCGCAGTAGAACTTAACTTGCGAACGCGAACCCGTCCCGGTGCGAATGTCAACTAAGCCATCCGACACGCTGACGCCACCAGACGATCCATCGCCGTCTATATTTACCTTGCCATCGCCATTCGGCACTATACCTATGTTGCCGTCGCTGTTTGTAGAAGTAATCGAGTTACCGTTGATGTTTATATTGTCAACATCTAAATCAGTGTCAATTACAACCGTACCCGTACCATTCGGGGAAATGGTGATGTCACCATTGGTATTTGTTGAAGTGATGGCACCGCCGTTGATATTGATGTCATCAACATCAAGATCACCAGTGATGTTAGCAGCACCCGTTATAGTCAGAGTGGCGGTGTCGATGGTCACGGCTGTCGATGCGTCGATATCAACAGTCGGCGCAACCATCTCTAGCTCTGTGTCTGCGTCGATGTCTAACTTGCCGTCTGCACTAGACAGAATCTTCAGGCCGCTGTCCCGGAACTGAATGAACTTGTCTGTCGCAACAGTTATGTCTGTAGTGGTTGCGAGGGTGCTTCCTGATTGAGTAGTTTCTTGCGAGGGACCGAGTTTACTTATGGGTGCGCCGTCTCCTGTCGTAGAGCCGTCGTGTGTGTGACCGGACGATACGTCGAACGCAGACTCGATAGCATTAAATTCACCGTCGAGAGGCGCAGCGTTGATCACGTTGCCGTCCGCAATCTGGTTCGTCGTGTCGTTACGAGTGTAGCCTGCCATCGTTGATTACCTTCTTCCGTATTGTCCGTACTCTATCACTGCCGCATCGAGAGAGAACGGTGGGCCGGTGCCGCTCGACTCGAATTGTAGAGACACAGTGAATCCGGAGCCTTGTGTTTGTGTGTCGAATATAGACTGGAGAGATTCTCCGCTGTAAGTAGACGTTCCAAATATCGCTGCAGGATCGCCAAAAGTAGCGATACCCGCAGAACTAGACGTGTTGTTTAGGCTGATCGTCGCCGGTTCAACAACCCCTGTTTCGCTAAGATCGTACTTCATGTTAAAGTCGAGGTTGACCGTGCCCTGCGGATCAGTGTAAATCGTAGCACGATACACGCTCTTGCGTGTTCGCGGGTCTGAAATAGGGAAGTAAGGAGTCGAGAAACTAGCTGTGATGTTCGAGCCATCAAAGCTATTGCCAGACTCCATTTGATATACGTACCCGTCATCGTTTGCAAAAATCACAGTCTCTGCTTTGCCTGTGTATGTCGAGTCTGCAACGTACGCTTTTATTCCCGTCGTTTCGGCCCAGTTTAGTCCCGTGCCCTGTTCGCCCTGTATTTGGGTGCCTATGATGCCTTTCGATGCTGCCGCTGTCGTTGTCGATGCAAATCCAAAGATACGATACTGGGACTTTTCTCTAATCGTTACGGATGAAAAAGAAGTGTTACCAGATGTGAGAGCAACGATTTCTTTTTGTATCGGCTTAGTTACTGACGCCAAGTTAAAGTCTTCGTTACGTTCTGTTCCTGCAACCGTACGCAAGCCGTCTGGACCTAAGAATATAACGTCGCCGGATATCTCCTGTGCCGTATCATTTACAACGCAACCTATGTTGTCTGTGATAGGCTGCATCTGAAAGTCTGCAATGCTGCTGCCTACGATCCGAGAGATGCGATCTTCGGAGAAGACGATAAGTTGTTCACGGAAAACTATTAAATCAGTTATAGTGCTGCCTACGTTGATTATACCACCGCCGGAAGCTGCTGTAAAGTCATCATCTTCAAACGGCGCAGAAAAGATAAGGTTCTCGCCTTTTGCAGCAAAGATATGTTCCTTGAATTCTACTGCGTGCGTGGCACCCTGTAAATCTGACGGTCCAGAAAGTTGCGACAAATCAGAGGCAGTTATACCCGCAAGTATCAAGGGGTAACCTATGCCATCAACAATAAAGAGCTTGTCGTTGCCATCAAAGTTATACTTGCAGAAACGTACGCGTGTAGCACTCGCACCAAGTGTTAGAGATGTTGACAGGTCTGTCCACGCTCCTGATCCGGATGCGCCTGCAAAAAGTTTAGGATTAGTGCCGGATTGATCACGTGCAGCTATAACTCTGTTTCGAAAGAATATTATCCCCAGTACATTGTTTTGTCCGGTAACAACATTCGAATTAAATTTAGTGAATCCTTCTACACGTCGGTAGCCGCCTTCTGTGGACGGTTCGAAGTTGATAAGGTTACGTGCAGAACCCGGAGCGGCACTCCCGTGCTGCAAGGGACTGAGGTTACTGATAAGACCCCCGCGAAACTCGATGGGGTACGTCTGCCAACGATCAGGCATGTTAGGTTGCCCTTACATAATAGTTTTCGTTTACAAGTATCTTACGCATGTTCTTCATGCCTTCATCGAACTTGTTTTTCGATATCGAAGCCATCTCCATGTTGTCGCGGAACATGTAACAGTAGTACATGGCACCGTCTACGATCACGTGCTTGTACGGCTCCGGTATCATAGGCACGTCATCGTGCAGAGATAGATTTACAGGATGTAAGAAATATTCGTACTCGACTGTGTACGCTTTGTCAGGCATAGGTATGATGCCAAAGTAACCATCCTGTGACCGAAATACAAACTCGGGCACACCACCCTTTGTAACGTCTGTCTCGTCTTCTTGATCTATAAAACGATCAACATATTCTACGTATGTAATCTTACGTAACTTACGCGCTCTGCCTAAGTCGAGACTTGTGTCACGCTTCACTCGGAACGTATCAAAGTCTACATACTTAGCTTCGTCCGCGAACGAGTAGCGAGTTTCCCCGGCAACCAGCGTGATCTCGTCAGAGTTGTGGTTGTAAGGCCAGTAAAGATAGTACTGATTGATGTCGTGGATAGAAGAGTTCACCGCATCCTTTATCGTGCCGTGAAACCCTTTTGCGGTAGCAAAGTTGGTAGTTGTTAGTTCTACCTCGTTTAAGCGTCTGCCAACCTCGTTGACGATATCGAGATAATTGTACGGCATCAGCTACGCTCCCTCACTCGCAAGTTAATTACTCGTTTCGTAACAATAGCAGCACTGGTTTTAGACGATGTGCTTGTCGTGATCTCACACACAAGTTTGTTATCTGTGTTTGCGGTTCCACCTGATAGCACAATAGTTGCAGTCGTAGTTGTGTTCGAAATGCTGTTTACAGTCATGCCATTAAACGTATCTGAAGCAGATAAGCTACTCGACTCTGTGCCGTTCGCTTGTATGAAACGCCACGCAACAGAGGCTATGGTTACACTATCAAGATCGAGGTATCGAGACCAGTCTACAGTGTAGTCTAGCCGTTCGTCCGGGTCTTTGTCAGGCCAACGTAATGACATGTTATGCTACCTTTACTAATCTTTTTTGCGGCTGGGCTACAGATATCACCCGTATCTTTTCTTTACGGATAGAAACAGTGCGCTGCGTATCTTGAAGAATGTATACTATACGATCTGACGGTTCACGGATTGCCACTTCTCGTGCAGGCTCTTGACTGACAAGCACAGCACGGCCCCGTTCATACAGCGCCGGATCGAAACGGAAGGAAAGAAATCCGTCCGCAACTACTGTCGCTGCACCGGATACGGCCCCGACGCCTTTTTTTGTAAGTGTGCCTGCGCCGGATACTGTTGCCGTGCCGGTTATACCGGATGTAACATCCGCGACTAAGTCACCAGAAGAACTTACTGAAGAGGTTGCAGAACTCGTTCCGGATACATCCGCAAGCAAGTTTCCGGCTGCTGTTACGGATGCTGGCCCAGAGGCTGAACCCGCTCCGGTAAAGACAAATCCCCCCGTTGCAGTAGCACTACCCGCACCGCTAACAGATGCTTCTCCATCTAAAGTGAGTTCTGGCGTTGCAGATACAGATGCTGTGCCGGTGATGCTCGCTGATGCGCCTGAAATAACACCTGCGGTCGAACCGATAGCACTTGCGGTTCCTGTGACACTTGCCGCGCCTTTTCCTTCAAACGTAACGGATGCAGATGTAGAGCCTGTACCGGTGATGCTTGCTGATGCGCTTGAAATAACACCTGTGGTCGAACCGATAGCACTTGCGGTTCCTGCGACACTTGCTGCGCCTTTTCCTTCAAACGTAACGGATGCAGATGTAGAGCCTGTACCGGTGATACTGCCTGTTCCGGGATGAACTCGCGCTCCAGAAGCAGTTACGGAGCCTGTGCCGGTGATACTGCCTGTTCCGGGATGAACTCGCACTCCAGAAGCAGTTACAGAGCCTGTGCCAGTGACGCTTGCTGACGCTAGTTGAGTTTGTACCCCAGTTGCAGACACAGAGCCTGTGCCGGTAATAGATGCTTGTCCGTCTCCGGAAAGTGCTGCCGCTGCAGTAACAGAAGCAGAACCTGACACAGAAGCCGCACCGGTATGTTCTGTTCCTGCTGCACCACCAGAGGAAAAGTTTGCGTCAACAAAACCGAGTCCAGAAACAGTGAGGGTATCGTAAAACCCTATTGCACCTACTCTCGGTAAAGCCATCTTAGTACGTCTCTATGTCAGCGGAAACTATGTAGTATTTTTGAATGTTAGTATTCGAAGCAAAGTCGAGACGAATACCTAAACACACGCTAGTAATATCTTCTTGACCACTGGTCGGCACATTACTTAAATTTAAAGTAACTGTTGTGGGTGAGCTAGGGTCACCTCCTGCAGATACGGTTGTAGCTGATGAGCTATACACGCGAAAATTACCTGTTTGAGTGGTATCCCTGTGCCACGCTCGTAAAAGAATAGACCCTGCCGCAGAATTACTACTTCCATCTGCATAAGCTACAACAACTTTTGCTCTTAAATCGTCCGATCCGGCAGTGTAGCTCGGAACAGCGAGATCGAGAGGTATCCACGACTGTGTAGATGAGTTGCCGGTCGTTGTTCCACACCACTGTCCGACCAGAACATCTGTACTGCTAACAGTGTCGTTGTACATAAGCGAAGGAAAATGTGTCCCCGCAGTGTATGGATCACCTATCAAAGATATAGGTTTTCCATCGTAATCATTATGTTCTGCAGATGCGACTAAAAATTGCGGAGCAGCAGTTGAGCTTAAAGCACTATTTACGTTAACACCGACATTGTGAGCAGTAGTCCTGTAGTTACTACCGCCGAGAATAAATTTTCCAAAAGATGTGTAATTTATCGGATCAAAAAATCCGGCGCGAGTCAACTTGGGGTCATACCAGTTCTGTGACGCGTTGATTGTTTTTGTTGAATTAAAAAGAGCAAGGCTGCTTGAAGTAGAAGTTTCCACACCTCCCATTACTGGACCTATATAGTCGCCGTATGTTCCTACGCCGGGTACAACAGACGCTAGAGGAGCTATTCCGGGATTCTTCAAACCGGATTCGTAGGTGACTGTTCCTCCGAGATTATCTAAAACAATATCGTAACTGTCGGTGCCGCTCGATGACAGCGCACAGTAAACACTATTCTGTAAATAAGTAACGGAATTACCTGAAAGGGTAGGTAGATAGCTGGCTGTATATCTCAAAAGTTTCTGTGTACCCGAAGCTGAAGAGTCATTGTAGGCTTTAGCATACATATTTCCGAATTTATGTGCGTGGTTACTGTAACTTCTCAGAAAGTTAGGGTAGCACCGACCAGATATAAAATTTTTAAACGTAGTTGTAGCTCCAGAACCTGAAGTACTCGACGGAAAAAGTCTTATGTAATCATCGTAACCCTCTGTCCCCCCAGTAATCATAGGAAAGACACACGTATCTCCAGAGTAACCCCCATAATACCAATTACTTATGTAAAAAAAGTTAAGTGCGAATACGGGAAATACGTGGTCTGTAGCCTCGCCCCTAGAATCACTTTCGTTAAATTCCACATACAATCCCTGATAACTAGCTGCGCCGGGATGTTCAGCTTGGCAAAAAATAAGGCGCTCACAGTCGTATTTTATTTTGGTTGTACTAGAAGAATTTATGTAAAAATATCTAAAATTTGTAGAGCCATACACTTCAAAAATGCTGTAACCATTTTGTTCTGTTTCGCTTGTCCATCCTGCGGACAAAGTAACTTTTACAGAAATATTAAAAGAATAGTGGTGGCTGGAGCTATAACTTATAATATTAGCGTATTCATCCTTTACTCTAAAAAGCTCAATTCCAGTACTGCCTGCGGAATTGTGACCCATCTGCTCACGTATAACAGGATAGATAAAAGAGTGAAGAAGGGTTCGTACTAAGTTACTATCACTATGTTCATTACCCGCAAAAAATAGGGGGTGACTCCAATTAGGAAGATAGCTAGCTATGTCACTATTTTGAAAAGCAAATAAATTAGAGGTAGTGTCACTAGCCGTGCCGTCAAAAGTGCTATTACCAGTTACAGGTTTTAAATCGCTTGTGTTACGAGCATAGCCAAGACTGCCGTCCCCATAGACATTTCCTTCACTACCAAAAAGCGTACCGAAGGCAATGCCTTTCATTCGTAATTCATCACCGTTAGAAAAACTAGTACCATTTATTGAACTTACAGAACTATTACTGGTACTTATGAAATCGTTAAGAGAAAAGGGCGCAGCATATGAGCCGTCCTTAGTAGAGGTATCAGTCGTACCTGCACCCTGCGTGGTAGCCTCTAAAAAAGGGTCTATCCAGTAAGTAGCCATTACCTAGACGCAACCCACTCTTGAAATTTTACTTCACACGCATCATTCACAGAATTAAGGCTCCACCCCGTAATGTCTTCTAGTACCGCTACATCTTCTTTTCCCTCTTCGTCGTAACAACGAATTTTTACGAGGGGAAGCACAACTGATAGGACTTCATAGTACGCATTCGATTCCGACATGAAATCTACGCCTCTGTAATGGTGATTGAATCCGCAGCGAAGGTGATTGAATCTCCGTCAGCAATAGTCTTAGATGCTGTCAGTGCGCCGTGATACAACAAATTTCCACCGCTAGAAGCATCGAATATTCCGAAATGCGTTACTGTACCGAATGAACCACCACTAGCAGTAAACGTCTCGGAAGAGCTATTAGTAGTGCTTCCATTCGTAGCATGTGCCGCATTAAAAGTTATTGCCTGACGACCATAACCGTTACCAGATACCTCTGCACCAGTGCCTGCGTCTGTAGGGTCCGCTGTGTGAAGAGATAAGTGTACGGAAGTTGGTGCCCAGTCAGCCGTGTCCGTGAGAACGTAATCTAGAATTTTCTTTTCTAGATAATCAGATTTTGCAGACATAGTTTACTCCCTTGTTTATGTCTTATTAGGATCGTACCGCTCTTCAACAGAGACGGTTACAAGTATAGTGTTAGAGGTTGTTGCCGTAGCTTTAACAACATCTCCCGCATCTAAAAATAGTGGAGTATTCATATCCACTAATGCTACGGAAGAGTTAGACGATATAGCACGTGCCTCGAATATGTTTGTTGTAACCCCTCCGGCTACTCTCTGTATAAGTATGTTTCGATTAGCCGAATCCGTATTAGATAAAATAATAGCCTGAACCACAGACGAGTGATTAGCAGGCACCGTGTATATCGTCGTCTGGCTCGTAGTGGTCAGGTCAACTGACTTTGTAACAAGTTTAGTAGCCACTAGCGAACCCTTCTGTATGCACGTGTCTTCTTCGCTATCTTTTTAGGCTGCTTCGCCACCTGTTTACCGGCCTTCGTCGCTTTACGCTTTGCGCGAGTCGTAGCAGCGTATTCCTTCGCAGAGAGCGCCTTAATAGCTTTTTCCGGTAGATATCTCTCCCCGGTAGCTTTCGGACCTTGTGTGGACGGCTTCCCACT